GAGATTGTTCACCTCGGGAATGTTTCCCATGTTATTACAAAGCTTAACATTCAAGGAAATCATGTTATGGGTGAAGGCGAAGTTTTGAATACCCCTGCGGGAAAGGTCCTTACAGAGCTACTTAAAGCTGGCGTTAAACTTGGTATTTCTTCACGCGGAACTGGGTCCGTAGACTTAGATGAGTCTGGTGCTAATTACGTGGTAGGGGAAAACTACAATATGATTACTTTTGATATGGTATCAGAACCTTCTAGTCAAGATGCGTTCCCTTCCCTGTCTGAAAGTAAAGAGGTTGTGTCAGAGGCGCGTGAGCCTATCGTGGAAGAACTTGAACACTTGCATAATGACCGTCTATATATCACTGCATTAAAAAGGAGACTAGGCAAGATTTAAAAATAAAACGCCTATACTCGTTTTAACTAGTAAATAATCAAGAGTAGAGAAACTAATATGAGTAAACACATTGATAAAATTGTCCAAGCCCTCCCCGAAGGTCTCACTGAGACTGGCATCGAGGAAGTGGCTGTACTACTTGACGAGGTCGTAGAAGACCGCGTTGCTGAAGAGGTTAAACTACTCGAAGCAAAAGTAAAAGCATTCCTTCGTACTAAACTTGACGACCTTAAAGAGACCGCACGTCGGGAACTTGAGGCTGATGACAAGTTAGTTCGTGCGTATAAGGTTTTTGAAGCCGTTAAGACGATTGTCGCTGCTGAACTGGAAAGTGAAGATGTACACAGCGCCGTCCGCACATATGAAGTAGAGAACACCCGACTCCAAGGTGAGGTTGAATCAATCAACGGTCAGCTTGAAGAGTCTATTAAAACAGTCAATCTTTTGGAGTCCAAGCTGGACTACCGAGAGAGTGAACTTAGTCAACTTAGCGAGGCACTTGTAGATGAAAAGGAAAAGGCTGAGATTCCTTTCAAGTCCTCCGAGTCGGCTGTCATGATTACTAACGAGAGTCATGGTACCCAAAGTCTTCCAGCTTCGGCCCTGGAGAATTTCTTCCTGAACGAGGACGTTATTCGTTTGTCCAACCTTCAAAGGAGTTAAAAAATTATGTTAAATAAAGAAATTTCTAATACTCTATGCGAAAAGTGGAGCCCGATTCTTGAAGGTGTTGCCGACCAGTACACTCGTGAGACTACTGCCGTCCTCCTTGAGAACCAAGCTCGCCACATTTTAAATGAAGCGCAAAAAGATGGGATGTTATCCGAGGCCACTCCTGGTCAGGCACCGACATCTGTCGGTACCATCGGTACTTTCCAAAAGTTTGCATTTCCGCTAGTACGTCGGGTTTTCCCCGAATTGATTGCCAACAAGATTGCTGGCGTTCAGCCGATGCAAGGCCCCGTTTCCCAGATTTTCTATCTTGGTTACGACCGTGCTTCTGAGAACCGCCGTCAAACCATCTACAGCAAGTACAACCTCACTTATGGTCAAGGTGCCATTGGTGATGCTACTACTCAGTGGACTGGTGGTGCTCTTGACGCCCTAGGCGCGGCTGCTACCGACCCGAACGTTCTTTCGGCTCTTGATACTTCTGCTATTAAGGCTACCGAGATGACCGTTCCTTCGGCTACAGTCGGAGGTCAAATCGCTGCGTTCCCTGTTTCAGGTCGCACGGCTGGTTATGACGTCTCAAGCGGTGAAGTTCTTGGTACGGTGGTTAGCCCGATTAACGGTGACCTTAGTGCTCAACAAAGCTTCGATTCGACTCCGCATGGTACTATTCCTGAGATTAACTTCCATATCGAGCAACAGGCTGTCACGGCCCGTACTCGTAAGTTCCGCGCTCTGTGGACCTTGGAAGCGGCTCAAGACCTTCGTGCCTATCACAACCTCGACCTTGAGCGTGAACTGACTGACCTTCTTGGTAAGGAAGTTGCTCTTGAGATTGACCGTGAGCTTATCGAAGATATGCGTGCCATTGCGTACGACATGTCAGGCGGTTCTTTCCAACGTACTATGTTGGACCTCCCGAACAGTAACAACATTACTGGCGCGGGTACGAACCAAACTGTCTTCGACCCGACTGACTTCCTGTATGATACAGTTGGTCTTTCTGGCGCTCCTGGTGGTGGACTCTATCAGACGCAGCGAAACATCTTCTTTGTTGATTTTGCTTCGACTTCTCTGAACCTTGCACCTCGTCACGTTGGTCAGGCGTACGCGAACCTTCTCGCTACTCTGAACTTTGCTGCTCAGGACATTTACAAGACTACGTACCGTGGTGCTGGTAACTGGATTGTTACCTCTCCTATGGTTGCGGCCATTCTTAACTCTGCCTCCAAGCTTGAAGGTGGTGTGAAGGGCAGTAACTGGGAAGGTCAGCTTGGTGCCAACATTAACTATGCTGGTAAGCTTCAAGGCTTGTTCGACGTTTACGTTGACCCGCTGTACCCTGATGACGAAATCATGATGGGCTACAAGGGTTCATCTCCGATGGACTCGGGCTTCGTGTACTCACCGTACATTCCGCTCCAGATGCTTCCTACTATTACGGACCCTGAGACGTTCCAACCTCGTAAGGGCTTGCTCACTCGCTACGGTAAAGCCGCAGTGACTCCTGAGTCTCGCTTCTTCCGAATCATCCGTCTCATCGGTGCAGGTTCGAACTACATGTTCCGTCCTGGTATTCGTAACTTCCCGACGCAAGGTTAATCCTAGCTAGTCGGTAATAGATAAAAGAGAGTCGTACTTTTTAAGGTGCGGCTCTCTTTGTCTGTCTATATACAGTAGAGGTAAAACTTATGATTAAATACACAAACACAAGAGGCAGCACGGTTCGGTTACAGACTTCTCAAGGCGTAGTAATTCTACGTGGAGAGGAAAGCGTCGAGCTAAACGAAGAGGTTCATCACCCTTACTTTGTCACTAAGACTGAAGTGGTGAAAGTAGCTAAGAAACCTGCCGCCAAGAAACCTGCCGTTAAAAAGGCAGAACCTAAGAAATCATCCGACGTAAAAAAGACTGAGGAGTAATCCATGAGCTATAGAGCGGTAAAACCCCAAACCCGTTATGGCAATACTTTTGGTACTGTTAGTGGTAGTGATGCTGAGCTAAACTCTTGGGATTACGCTGGGGAAATTGACTACACTAACTTAAACCGTAGGAGGTTTAAAAATCAGACCTATATGACTGATTTTTATAAGAGCATTCAAGATTTTATCTTGGCGCGCTTAGGGTTTCCTGTTGTTAGGGTAGAGCTTACCGAGTTTCAAATAACCACAGCTATTGATGAGGCTGTGTCTAAGCTTGATTATCACGCGCCTGATTGGTGTAATCAGTTCTGTACGTTTGCTACGTCTGCGGGTATCGCTTTATATGAGCTTCCTCAAGTTGTGGTAAACAACCTTAAGCAGGCTGTATACCACAAACAGCTTCTTAGCTTGGCGCAATCTAACGGTACTTTAGAGTTTGATTTCTTCTTGAAGTACTTTCAAGATAACTTCCTCTTCCGAGACTTCTCGGTCGGGGATTACTACATTACCATCTCTCACTTAGAGATGATGCGGAAGATTCTAGGGAATGATGGAACGTTTAATGTGGTTAACGGTAGGTATTTAAACATCGCGCCTACACCTCAAATGCCTCAAGAGGTTTTGGTGGAGTTTAAAGCTATCGACAGCAGTACGCTACACCCATACTTTGTTAATTGGATTCAGAAGTACGCGTTGGCGATTTCTAAAGTTATATTGGGGCAAATTCGCGGGAAATATCAAACACTCCCCTCACCTGGAGGAGGCGCACAGCTGAACGGTGAGTCTTTGATTCAACAGGGTACTGAAGAGCAGACAAAGCTCGTTGAAGACCTGATGCTCGAAATTGAAGAGCCTCCTGGTTTTAGTACCTTCTAATGGCTGACCGTAAACAATTTCGAACTTCCTCCAAAATCGTAGGTGACACGTCATTAGAAACTAATGACCAGCTCAATCTGTATGATTTAGAGAACCCCGATATCGAGATGTTTAATCTTGTGGATGATGAGCTTATTCGGTTGAGCGGCTCAAAAATTCTCCTATACAAATTTTATAGGAGAGAAGGGTTAAAAGACAATGTCTACGGCGAAGACTCTATGAAGGCAATATCGGATACTCCTGTAGTCTTGCATGGGCATTATGAAGCTCAGGCGTTAGAGGAGAGTTTAACTGAGTTTGGTATTGAAATCCAAAGCGAGCAGCTTTTTACATTTAATAAAAGTTATATTGATAAGTTGGTGGGACGTCCTATTATTGCGGGGGATATTCTACAGCCCGAGTTTCAAAATCTAAAATACGAGGTGTTTGAGGTTCAGGAAGACCAGTTTGATATTTATGGCGTTTATCACTTAGTTTGTGCTGCTAAGGTCCTCCGTGATGATGAGGATATTACTAGAAACGAGGAATCATTCCCTCAGGATGAGGTTTACTAATGGCTGGCGCATTTTGGACTATAGATAGAATTCGTGAGGAAATACAAGCCTTAGATTCCCATGCGACCTATCAACCTGCTAACTTCTACAAAGATTTCACACGAAGACTCAAAGAGCTTCTAGGAGGTTTTGAGGTTCTAAAAGGGGATGATACCTTACGAAGTGTAGAGATTATTTACGCTAACCCCGAGCGCGCAATCGCTAAAATCACAGAGACTAAAAACACACAATTACCTATCTTATCCCTTCAATTTGAAGGAGTAGAATTGGACCAAAGTCGTAGAAAACCTGCGGCTGCGTTAGTGGAGAAAAGGTTTTGGGATACCGAGAAGCAACGCGCTATTCGATATATGGCCTTAGCTCCTCCCGCTACCAACCTTTCTTTTGGTCTTAACATCTGGGGAAAGTACGTAGATGAGGTTAACCAGCTTACTGAACAAGTGTTGTTACTGTTTAGACCCAACTTGAATATTGATATTCGTCCTGGGGAGAACTACGAAGCCTTTGTTTTGGATGTAGGGGATGCCTCTAACTTGACCGCAGGAGATAGGGAAGACCGTCTCGTAAGGCGTACAGTACGTTTTAAAGTAGAGTCCTACATCCCTGGGAAAGTTTTTCGGTTCACTAATACTAGCGAAATTAAGACTTTAAATTACGAAGAATACATCGAAGAGACCTCAGGTCTTCAAACTCTAGAAAGCTTTTTTGAGGCTGGCGGCGCTGGGTTTGAGCTTAATCAAATCCCAAATAGAGGGGCGAACATCACTACAATCCCAGGTTCTTAACGAATTTAAAAAATCTGCGAGGTTTTGGGGGCGAGTGTTCTAAATATAGTAGAGGAAAATCTCAATGTCTGTTTATAAAAAAATCAAAAATACTACTCACCAAGGACTTGAACTGGTCACTAAAACTCCTTCAGGACAATTTGACCATATTTGGGTACCTTCTAAGCAGTCTGTTGTAGTCCCCACCGATTCAATCACTGATTTAATTCGCGTTGCTGAACAACGACAGATGATTAAAATCACAAACGCTTAATAGGAGAATATAAAACATGCCCGCATACGTTAGCCCTGGTGTATATGTCATTGAAAAAGACTGGTCTGATTACAGCCCGTCTCTTAACTCTACTTCGGTAGGGGTTCTTGGCTTTGCTTCGCAAGGTCCCGTTGGAACAGCTACTTTAGTTACCAACGCGGACCAACTCGTCAGTCGATTCGGTCGCCCCGATGACGCTGAAGGTGGTTTCGGTCTTATTGGTGCTTACCATATTCTAGACCGTACTAACACCGTTTACTTTACAAGAGTCGCTACTGATAATGCGGCGGTAGCCGATACCGCTGTTAAGGTTGGAGGCTGTCCTCACAACAACCCAACTAACCACATGTCTACGGATAATTACTATCTCTTTATCTGTGAAGTGACGGATGGAGCGGGTGTTAATAGAACGACTACCCCGTTAATCTTTAACGTTTCTCCCGCGTCAGGTAACACCTCCCTGTCGGGAGCCGCTGCCGCTGTTGAGAATGAAGTAAACCTTCGTACTACCCCGAACTCTCCTATCTCCTTCCGCCCTACGACCAGCTCCATGGGCGACTTCGTTGGGGCATATGCAGGCGCGTCAGCGAAACTTAGGGTTTATGCATGGTCTTCAACTACTTCCTTCGGAGTTATTCCCGCTGGTACTACCGCAGGCGCAGCAGGAACAGTCAGTTCTCTCTCAGGTCAGAACGCCGCGCTTTCCGCTCTAAGCGGTAACATGAATGTGACCTGTAATAACGGGGTTGCTGATATCGCTGGTGCTAAAGGGGTAGACTCCTCTGGTACTGAGTTTGATACTACTGCCGTTAGCGGTGGAGCGTACGTCACTCGGACGCTGTACCCTGGAGCAGGTTATAACTACAGCAGCACTATTGAGACATACGGCGTTAAGATTGCTGGACTTCAAGATGTAGTCACTGCTAACCAAGGAGCCCGAACAGCGTTTAGCCTCCTACGCGGAGGCGGTACTGAGCAAGGCGTTGAAGTGGAATGTATTTACAACTCCACTGGAATCAACCTGGCTCCGTCTGCCTTAATCAACAACACAACTGACGAGTCTAATAAGACTTCCGACTACATTGTTGGTGAATTTGCTGTAGACGTTTCCTCTCGGGACGATGTCACATGGACATTACCCACTTCGTGGGGCGCAGGCTTCGGCGGTGGGGATATCACAGTTATAACCGCTTCAGGTGCTACTGCTATGACTACCGATGGCGCTAACATTAAGTACGGCAAGCTAGTTGACGGTACTTACAACTTTGAGCACGGTATTAACGGAGACTTGTCTGCTGGAATGTCCTTCGGTGACGCTGACGTTAAAGCAGCGGTCATTGGAAATGCTGCCCAGTCAAACGGAATCTACTCTTTCCTTAAGGAAGACATTGATATTTCCATCATGGCTATCCCTGGATGTACTGAGCAGAACATTGTGAACAACGCAATCTCTATTGCTGCCGATTCACAAGAGTTCCTGTTTGTGACGAACCCGCCTCTAGGTATTACTTCTCCTCAAAACGCCATCGCATGGTCTAACGGAACTGCTGAAGGTCGTACTGCGGCGCTTAACAGCTCCTATGCTGCTGTGTACTGGCCTTGGGTTAAGTTGTTCAACACCTTCACTCAAGTTGATGAGTATGTTTCGCCTGATATCTTCGCGATTCGCCAAATGGCATTTACTGATAACAACTTCGATGCTTGGTTCGCTCCTGCGGGTCTTGTGAGGGGACGTTTGACGAAGCCTGTTGACGTTGAAATGGTTCTTACGCAAGGCGACCGTGACGCGTTATACGGACCTGGAAACGTGATTAACCCCGTTCAGAAGTTTGCCACTGAAGGCATTGTTCTTTGGGGACAACGTACTACACAACGTACCGCAACCGCTCTCGACCGAATTAACGTTCGTCGTCTGATGATTGTGATTCGTAAGATGCTTCTCGCCTCCACACGACAGTTTGTCTTCGAACCGAATGACGCTGCCACTTGGAAACGAGTAGTTAACGCTGTTGAACCGATGATGGCTGATATTAAGAGCCGTCGTGGTGTGACGGATTTCAAGGTTATCTGTGATAGCACAACTAACACTCCTATTCGCATCGACCGAAGCGAGCTGTGGTGCAAGGTAATTCTTCAGCCTACTAAAGCCGCAGAAGTTATTGTCTTTGAGCTTAACCTTACAAGCGCAACTTTAGGAACTAACTTACCTCAAGCTTAAAGCTATATAAAATAGGAGAACAATAAAACTATGGTTAATGTAGACTTATCAGACTTTTTCGGTGAAACAGGCCGAGTCTTAGACGTCGCTGGCTTTACAGCTGGCACGGAACTCTTTCATCGGTACGATTCATATCGTTCGTATAGCTGGCTAATCCGAATTAATGGGATTGGCGGTGTGGTAGGAAGTATTCTTGCGAATACAGGTTTAACTGACCCTGACAACGTTTTAACTCTTGCTGCAAAGCAGGTTGGTCAAATTGGCTACAGCGTTGAAGACATCATGGTTGACCGTGTTAACGATAAGTTCTACTACCCTGGACGTCCTTCCACTGAAGAGACGGTTGTCACTTTCGACAACCTTCTTAAAGGGGATGCGGCTAAAGCGTTATACAACTGGATGCGTACAACTTACGACCCGATTACAGGTACTCACTCTACTAGTGTCGCGTCAAACATTGCAGGCCAGATAATTCAGGGAGGCGGTGGCTTTAAGCGCACCGTGGATGTTGTTCTTCTAGACAACACCCGTAAGCCTCAATGGGTTGCTCGCTTATACGGATGCTACCCTAAGAACTTTAGGCTGGCTGAGTTTAACTATTCCGCTAACGAATTCCACTCTATCGAATGTACACTCAGGTACGATATGGTTGGTTACTTCAAGAACGGTGATAACGTGTTCGAGGACATTCTTGCTCCTTTGACCTAATTTATAACTAGATTGTAGAAGAGATGGCTCCTAAATATATTAGGAGCCATCTTTTTTTATATACATGACTACAAGCGTTTTTACTGAGTTACTTTCTTCCTACGACGGGTTGAGGAAGAGAACATGGACACCTGCCGTTATAACGGAGGTTTTTGACCAAGACAAGCATGGTGGTGCTTTCAAAGAGATTTCAGCGGCGTTTCAACAGGCTGTTGCTAATACACCTGTGCAGAACCAAGGGGCTCAAGGGAATGTTTCTTTAGTTCCCGACCCCCAAAAAGCTGGAACCGTTAAAATAATTGCCCCTGGTATTTCCCAGAAGGGATTCCTATCCTGGGACGCGGTAAAGTTTAGCAATGAAACGGTAGGTACAAAGCTCGGTCATGGTGGCTCAAACATTAGAAAACTAATTGGTATTTGGCTGGGACCTCAAACCGACGAGCCAACCCGTCACGGTGATGCGGCTAAGCAAGGTTTCAACGGCGACACCGAAGAGGGTGGTGAGACTGGGATGATAGAGCCGATGGAGGATGAGGAGGGCACAGAAGACGAGTTCGGTCAAAATGCTGAGGCGTTGGCTGCACAGGAAAACGTAGCCTTCACTGAGGTTCAAAAGGAAAATATCACCGACATGTACTTAAAGGAAGGGATGTCGGAGGACGAGGTAACAGAACGCATCGCTCAAATAGAAAAGACTATCAATACCCCTCATAAAGGCACGAAGATTTATAAAGGCTTAGTGGAGACTATGGGGGACAGGCCCGACCTTCCTGCGGAAGTAAAACAGGAAGCTTTAGATTGTGTGGCGGC